CCGGCATGATCTGCTCGATAACGTTAGTCGGGTTGAAGAACTGAATTGCGTTCTGAATCTGTTGGGTTGGGTCTGTAAGTAACCAGACTTTATTCGGAGAAATTGTCCAATCACCATCTACGGGCTGGATATATTTCTGGAACATTGCAACTTGTGGCCCGGAAGTAAGGCTCGCATTATCTAAGATCATGTGGTAGGCTTGGGTAACTACTCGCTGAGGATCAGCAAGTAGGAGCGGATGACCGTAGCCAAACACAGACGACGGGTCACGCTTCCACGGAGAGATAGAATACGGAATCTCAAAGTAGCCTTCGATATTCTCCAACTCCATACGAATTACCTTGCCACAACAAATCCATACTTCACCGTAGTATTCGTTGGTCGGCGATTCGTACGTCGGCTCAAGCCCTAACTTATTTAGATCATCATACGTAACGGGACCGTGATACTCTAGCACTAGGTATCGGTTACGATAGAGATACGGATTGCGCTGCCACATTTCCGCAGTGATCTTATTTAAACTGTCATTAAAAGTATCTGGTTTAATAGGATCGTGAGAGGTGTTGCCGACGAGAATAGATTTAATCGCTTGACCGTCAAACCCCGGATGATCTACATACTGAGACAGCTCGATAGCAGTCATAGGATGAACTTCAATGGCATCTTGAACTTCACTAGCGTCAGTCACGGACAGATCAGGATAGAATCGCCAAAGCGGGACATGTTCAACCTTTGGGGAATAGTTAGTAGTCACAGTAGGAACCCACGCATCTCCTTGTCTTTCGTATCGTACGTGGAGTTTGCCCGTGTTAACCGGTCCTTTAAGTACACCAGTACCTAGAATTACCCTATCTTCAATCGCACGGCGTGAGTGCATACCATATTTGGACTCAGTAAGCTGGGTTTGAATCTCTTTTTCCATCATCCTGCACGACGCAACGACCGCAGGATCAGTCACGTTTGCGGGCGGGAATAAGTCCCAATTCTTTTCGCCTGCCGCAAACTGTAAAGAAACACAATTAGCAATAGCCGTGTCACATTTGGTACGGACAATATTAGGCTCTGGCCTGCGGCTTCCTCGTTCAGGATTTTCAAACGGGGTTTCGCCGAAGGAACCTACAGACCCTTGGAGAGGGGCGTTATAAAGGCGTTGTTGTTTAGTCCACTCTAGTTCTTTAGATACACGCTGTTGAGCGCGTTCAGAAAATAGATCAGTGACTTTCTTTGCAAGAGCAGATAGAATAGTTTGTCGATCTTCTTCTGACTTAATAACACTAGCGGCTGCTTCCTCAGGAGAAAGCCCCGTATCTTTCTTCTTGTCGTCCGTGATCTTATCCGGATCGTCTATTAGTAAATTGTCCTTAGACATTGTATCTTGGAGGGGCATATTTAATCCTTTGGCCAATACCGCTTTCTACTTTATTCTTCATGCGATTCATGTTATTGAGAATGTAACGTACGCAATCTAACGCGTGGTCGTTTTCCTTAATCACTTTACCGTGCTTGTCCCTTCGATATAACAAGTATTCTTTTTGTAGGTTAACCAATGTCTTGAATACCTTGAGTTTGCCAGCTACTAGACGCTGAGCCACAGATTGAATACCAGACTCGAATTCATTTTTCGCTAAAAATAATTCCAAGCCTAAATCCTTATAATTTCTCCACAGTTTATTGCCGTCTGTTTGAGACCTGCCACGTGAGGCCGGGTCGATTACTCCACACATCCATTTACCTCGACTCATAATAGAGTAAGCATGTACTGCTGGGACTTGTTGTCCAACGTAATGTTCGTCGAAGATATAAAGAATGTCAGTAGTAGGGTCTAAAGCTCCCCAAACTGCGGCAGTTCTGTTCCAGCCCACGTCCAGCGCATACATCCTAGGCCACGAATCAGGAATAGCAAACGGTTCAATAACGAACTCCTCTAATGGAATCGGATATACGTTACCAGAGCCCATTGCTGGGATACCCTTAGTACGCGCATCGCGCAGATGGATCGGAGTATCCTCTAACAAGCGGGCTTTAATAGCTTCGGTCAGCCAAGGAGCGTCATCCCAGCCAGCTTGGACTACAGCTTTCGGAGTTGCCCGGCCAACTGCGAACTCAGCCTCTCCGGCCTTATCAAAATCATCCTCATCTGTGTCGGTTTGATCAACAGCCACGACTGGCTTCATGCCCATCAAGAAGTCTGCACGCTTACAGAAGTTAACAACCATAGAAGTTAACCCTTCAAGCGGAGTGAATGTAACCATCATGATGCCGTCTGTGGTAGCGGTACGAATGTTACACTCGTTATAGATATCTAGAGGGCATTCTTCGTCCAACCAAACGACGTGGCGAGAAGTACCCATGAATGATCCGATATCTTGTTGGTAATTCTTGAAACCTAGCTGCGACCATCCACCATTTTTATGTTTAATTTTGATGATATCGACAGCCTGAGGGGTACCTTGCAATGCCCAAAACTTACCCAAACGGTGAGCCGGGATCATTCCTGTGCCCCACTCACCGATGGCCCCTAGTAGTTCCTTCTGAGCGGTGTCACGAACTGCTCGGGCATCTTTACCACAAGCCCAAGCGTCAATGGGACCATCAAAAACCCGTCCAGCCCACCAACTCGGGTACTCTCCAGTCAAGTGACAAGCTAGTTCAAAGGCACCTGCGACCGATTTACCGATACGGTTAGCCGCCATGAACAAGCGTTCAGGGTAATCGTGCCCGGCGTCGAAGAATGCTTTATGCTTAGGTAGATTGAAGATAGAGTATTCGCCTTCGGCGGGATACCACTTCCTCATACCAGACTCTTGGCCTTCTACCTCCATGCGCTGCATGAGATCAAGCAGACGTTTCAAGCTCTGCGCATCTTGCTTGGATGAAGTGGCAGATGACGCCAATTCGTTACGAATGGTTTCCAGAACGCCAGCCCCAGTCTCTAAACCACCGAGTGAGGAGATGAAGTCTTCTGGTAATTCTGGAAGTATTAGCTTACTCATCTTCGGAATTGAGGTCTCGTAAGAATTCAGGATGGGTCTTCTTTAGCTTGTTGGCTAAGCGGCCGATCTCTGAACGTAGTTGGTCAGCATTAAGGGACTCATCGCTGGTCCGGTCGGTAGTTTCTACCTTGTCGGCCCACGCATAACGGTTCTTCATGTTGAAGTTATACAGGCTTGTGTTAAAGTCCTTATTGCCGATATTCTGGCGGCCTTTGGATACCCACCACGCGTGGGAGAAAGTGCGACCTAGTTCCACAAAGCGAGCAAATGTAGGCAGTTCCTTTTCCATCTTGTAAAACTCTGTCATGGAAATACGAAGCGAGGACGCAATTTCTACGTCCATCGCTCCGGCTTCATACATAGACCTCAAGTGATCCCAGTCGATAGCATTAGGGGTCGAAGTCACGGATGCCTTTTTATTCATCGACACCGACATAGTTTCCCTCTCCGTCAGGAGCCATATACATATCCTGCTCTTGCTCGGTTAGAATCTTTGCAAGCGGCCATGTGATAATGCCGTCTGGAGTAATCTCTACGCCTACCATGATCGTGTGGACTTCATCCTTGCCACGGACTTTTGCGTGCATCAGGCCGATCTTATTCTTGAATACGCTGGCGTAGAACATACGAAATAGCTGAGTAAGCATAGGATTTTGCTTATCGTTGCTAAACGTAAACTCATCCATGTAGTGCCCTTCCGGGTCTTGGGTATCAGGCAAAGCGTCCGGAAATAATGGAACTACGTTGCTCTTAATCTCTTCGTTATCTTTTTCCATATCGTGTAAGTCTCCTTGTTAGACTACTAAGTGCTTTGGATCAATCGCTTTATTTTGTAGGCGAGCGACGAGTTCTCGTGAACGATTGCCTACTTGTTTGAACCACAAACTATCAGTGAGATTAGCCGCAGCCTTGTCCCAATCCTCAGCGTTGAACGCAGCCAAGGTTCCGTGGAATTTAGCTAGACGCTCATAACCTAGATTATAAATAAGGTTAGCTACGGTTGTCTTAGCGAATAAAGGGAACGATTCCCACTTAGGAATCAACTTGTGCAGATTCTTTACGTGGTCTATGATCTCATCTTCCAAACGCTTATCTGAGTAAGCTCGGCTAATCCGTGAGTTAGGCTTGACGTTCTTGGTAAAGCCTGCCCCATAAGTCCAAGGCACTCCGTCAGCTTCCTTTTCTCCGTACTTGGCTAGGAGCATGTCAGCCGGTTGAAATCCCCATCCGTACTTCTGAGCGGGNGTNTATCGCTTACCTANNTTAGAGAGAGGNTCAGGATAAGGAAACTCTCTGAANCCTTCCATNCTGTTAAGATCACTNACNGTTTGAAGNAGCCACGGTTCTTTACNTTTATTTAAAGAGCTATCTGANTANTTCANNTTNNGTTCCTTATGGNGTNTANNNTAATGTAACNGACACATTTGAACTNGTGGCTGTTGCAGAAGTGATTGTATCTGTTACTGTAAGAGCGTATACGCCNCTGAGGGTCGGGGTACCNGGNCCTACCGTACCNGAGAAAGTTGTGTCTTGGGCTGTAGAAGAACTGACAGAAATCCCAGTGCCTCCAGAAACTAAGCCCCAACTGTAAGTATAAGACCCTGATCCTCCTGTAACTGTCATATCAGCTAGACTAGATACGCACAAGCCTGATGTGCTTCTCGTTCCGCTAGCGGAAGAAGGGCCTGTAATGATTATGGCTGAGGAACTACCGCCTCCGCTCATAAATACTTGGATCATTCCTGTCATTATTAGGTTACTCCCGGCCCCATGACAAAGCACGCCGATGGACTCATCCATAGNATAGTGGCGATGCCAAGAGGTGCGATTGTCCGCGCTCCAGTCGAGGTAGTTCCNGCCAAACGCATTGTTACACCGCCGCCGGGNGTTAAGGTGATATTACCGGCTGTGGCATTATTNACAACCGTGTGAACATCNTCAGAAGCAAACACTCCGGAGTTACATGTATAGGTCGCTGCNCTNGTACCAGTTTTTTGACGCATCTTCCCGGCGTCAGTTGCTACGAAAGTATAGTTACCCGAGGCTGCGGCAGTTGTTGGAATTCCTCGGTACCCTAGCTCAAGACCTCCGCTAGTAACACTTCCAGTAAAGCCAGCATTGGTCGAAGTCAACGCAGCAACTACAGTTCCGTTTATGTTGAATTGATGGCTACCAGATGCTCCGGTCGTATAATTCAAGGTTCCAGATGTTACGTTAAATCCATAACCGGCTGTGTGTAATTGAATATGTTTAGAAAGATCGGTGATGCTAGACCCTACAACACTTCCGAAGTTAGCCGCTCCCCCAAAGTTAACCGTTAGGTTAAAGGTCTTACTTCCTCCAATAGACTGAGTAGAAGTAATATCTACTGCATCGGTAATCCCATAACCGCCAAGAGTGGTAGGCTTACTACCGATCTGAGCAAAAGTGTAATCTCCGGAGGCCGCACTCACTAAGCCAGTCCTTCCGAATACCGAAGTGACTGTGTTAACTTGGGCTCCAGAAGCTATGCCATCCAGCTTCGCCTTATCGGTTCCGGACATAAATCCGGCTGCTCCCGAGGCTACTACATTTGAGTGGGCTGTTCCGCCAGCTCCTACGTGAGACAATGGAGCCGCGTCTGTAATCCCGTAACCACTCAAAGTCGTAGGCGTAGACCCGATCTTGGCGAATGTGTAATCACCAGAGTTTGCAGTAATAGCCCCCGTCCGGCCGAATACTGATGTAATTGGGTGAGCAGCCGCTATGACAGCTACTTCTTGTAAAGCTCCCTCTACATCCGTTGAAGTGTAATGTCCGCCTGCATCCGTGATCCCAACGTCCGAAGCCCCGGCTGGAGATTCAATTGTTTCTCGAAAATCATAGAGTGGTTGAACGTAATCGTAAGCGGCAGAGTATCCAGCATCCGCAGCTTCATCAGCTAACGCCAACAGGTGGTCTTGATCCCTGCCAATAAAGCGAGGGCTCAGTGCTTGGAGGATACGTTGTACCCTCGCTGAGTTTAGGATGCTGAATGCCATGATAAGGAATTAATTTCGGTCGTTGTCGAGTCGGCCGTATTCGCGGAGCGGCTCGTCGTTGGTGATGGGGAAGTCTTCGGGATGAAGTTCTTGAGTAAATGGCTTGATCGTGGTCTTGATCGTTTCGCTATTCGTCGGGATAGCTGTCTTAATCTTTTCGTTCGACATAAGTAGTTCTCCTAGGTAGGTACAAGTCTCGTAGGCTCTCTGACCCGGCCCTGAATAAATAGTTCAATTAAGGTGGAACTTAGAATAGGCCCGGGGGTCTTATCTGGCGTGGACCGAGCGAGTGTTGCCTATATCCCCTCAGTGGGTGCGGAAGAACCGGGTCCACTTCCACCTACCTTTTTTGTTCTTTTCTTTCTTGTTTCTGGCCCACCATCCTAAAGCGGATGGTTCCAAGCGGCTAACTTCCTTACACAGAGCTTTACGTAAGGGGGGAGGGGGGGTTTGTTCTTTCGTTTTGTTCTTT